TGTTCCAGTTCCACCAACATATTGCAAGATTTTTTGTTCTAATAACTCCATATTCTCTCCTTTATTCAACATAATAACTAATATAAGCACTAAAATAGATTGAATCTCCACCCCAGCGATAACACCTCACTTCTCCAGAGGAATTAATGGAAATTTGAGCGGTTGCACCAGCTGCCTGAGCAGTAGCAGGCATGGAAATATCGCTTGGAGGTCTAGCGTTTGTTGGAAGTATTCCCAAAAGCGTTCCACCGCTCGTGACGACAGGGAACCCATCACCGTTACCACCGTGGATATTCATTGTGACACGATTATTTTCTCGCTTCCATTCTGCCCTTCTCCCACCAATATTTCCAATCTTAGTCCATGCAACATCAGAGGACAACTTGACACCGGCTGGTGAGATACTCGCAGAAGTTCCCGTGCTGTCTGTTAAGGACATGCCTTGAAAATTCGTACCGACTGATATTGTTCGTCCTGTTGAATTCTCGGTGTAAACCATGATAAGCCCCTGGGTGCTATCCAAACCAATAGAATTTGTTGTATTAGCAGATGAGTCAGTTCGGGTAATTATTAAATGGTCATTTTGAATATTCGTGCTCCCAGAAACGGTTCCATTTGTCCAGCTCGTTTCAATAACTCCGTCTGTAAACTTCCCATTTGTCACGTTCAAATTATCGCCATTTATATTGTGGGCATTTATCTCGCTTAATATCCAGTTAGTTCCCGACCAATAATATTCAGTGCCAGATAATATAACTGTTCCGTCACTTGCTGTCATGTCGGCACTTCCTGAATATTTCCAAGTTAATCCTTTAAACTTAGTCGTTGGCTCAGTATCAGAAACAACTTTACCAGGGTCACCGTTACTTCCATCTTTAGAAATATAAGTTACTGAGTAACCTGTTTTAGATGAGTTATCCGTGTACGTCCAGACTGTTTTCGTCCAGAGGTACTGACCATTTACAAGGCTAGGAACTGAACTTGTCCAACCAGTAGTCGGTGGAGTTGTTCCACTTGTTGAAATAGCGTATGTGATATCAGTAGTTTTGATACCGTTACCGTCTTTACCAGCAAGTCCATCTTTCCCGTCATTTCCCTTAAATACAGTCCAAGGCGCATATTTAGCAGGGTCTGTGGATGCTGTAGCTATGAAATCTGAATACTGACCGATGTAGCTTGGCCAGTCAGCAGTTGTGGCTTCGCTAGCTGATGGCATGTATGGAGTAGCGGTTGAGCCTGGTTCTAATTTCAACCTAGAATAGCTTAGATTATGGTAGCTTGCTTGACTTTCCATAAATCCAATAGATACTTCATATCTAGTAATTTCAACAGAGATATTAAATGTCACAGTTGAAAATCCAGAACTACCAGTAGTAATGGTATTCCCAAGACATGGAGTATATCCTGCTGAATCAAAAAGATAAATTACTGCACGTGTGTCAATATCGCAATCTTGAATCCATACACTGTATGTATATGATTGCCCTATTTTAAAATCTATAGTATTAGTTGTTAGCGAACCTTGAGTTCCCCAGCCATTAGCAGACACAGTTTTTAAATCTGAAGAAGTCCCGTCCAACAAATTCAAATTCGGATAAACAGTGGTGAAACCGTCCGTGCCTGTTATATTATTAGCCCAAGCTACGTGAGTGTATGATGTCTTTCCATCAGCGCCGCCCTTACCGTCATTAACATTAGTGATAGTCACCGACTGATTGGCGACCGCTTTACCCGCAATTGTCGCTTTAAAGCTGTAAACTGCCTTATCCGCAACTCCGCTGGCATCCACAGTGATTGTCTGAGTTGGAGCAACAACAGCACCATCTTTCGACCATTCGTAACTGTCCGCAATTGTTTCTTTGTCATCTGAACCGAAATAGATATGTGCGCCTAATGTAGTCGTTCCTGTTCCATTTTTAAATTGCAAGCCATTGGTAGAAGTGATGTCAGGACGGTAAGGAGTATTAGCATTGATAATTTCTTGCATTCTAGCAGTTAGATCATCAGACACTTCACTTTTCAGCTTGATATAATTCGAAAACGTAATTTTGTTATTTGTAGGGTTAGTGAAACTTATTTCTAATTCACTCACTCGCGCCGATAAAAACAATCCGACATTTCCGTCAGAATCAATGAAATTCTTATCTTGAATTCTTACTGTATCTCCGATATGCAAAGGCATACCGTCTCCAGTACTTGAAACAGTCAAGTTACTTGTGGCTGTCACTTCATAAGTCACTAATGGATAAGCATATTGTTTTAGCTGACTTAAAGCATAGCCCCACATTGCATTGACTGTTGCATATTCAGTCGATTCATTCTTGTTGGTAAATATATCGCCAGTTGACGATTGAAGTTGTGAAGGAAACATTTGAGCAGACAGCGGGGCTTTAGCGTAACTTTCACCAGCTCTTTTATAAAATTCTTCTTGCCCTTCTGAATTCGTAACTGACCAAGCGGAGTCTTTCCAACTTAGCCCATCTTTCCCAGTGACATAAAGTGAATTAAATATCTGAGACTTTTCAACTTTTCGATTAACCCCCGTGACATTTTCGCCAAAGGATAAAAGCACATCATTTCTATTTTGACCCACTCCTTGAACATCGCCACCATCATTTTTCTTGTAAATATTGAGTGTGATATTATCAAGCGTTCCATCTCTTTTTAATTTTGTGACAAACTCAAATTCGGCATCAAAGTTTTGAATGACTGAAATTAAGCGAGCAAGTTTAGTATCTTCTGAATCATAATTAATGACCCTTGTATCATTTTCAACCTGATTAATACCAAGTGAGATTTTTGCAAAATTGATTAGGCCTAATTGGTCAAAATACCATTGAATATTGTGACTGGCAGTATTTTTTAAAGCCTTAACTTCTTCATTTCGCATTTCAAGATTAAGAGTTAAACAGTTGAAAGTGATTTTGTCATCATCTTCTTCGACAATGACAGAATCAAAAAGAAAGTCTTCTCCCTCATACTGAAAGCTAAAATAAGCTCGTTCATTTAACAGTTGGACATAATCTTGAACCACTCCATTTTTAATTTTGTTTACGGTGAAATCAAAAGTAGAGGTTCCCTGTGCTAAGTAGCGATGAAAATTATCATCTTTAAAATCCGGAGTTTCTGAATCATCATTACTGAGAAAACCAACCCGTTTTAAAGTGTGGTCATGAATTGAGATTAACATTATAAGATTCGCTCCTTCCACTCGATTTCAACTTTAGGCGGGCTTGTTGTGAAATTTGAATACACAATATCTAGCCTTTGACTTGCTCCTGGAGGAATTGAAAAGAATTCTGAACCCGTGATATAATCTGAGTTCGCCCCTAAGTCATTAACTGTGATTTTTGATTTTTCCATATCAACCTTTATTTCATCTTCTGGTTGGTACTTATTAAGAATATCCACAGTGTACTCATTGTTTAGATTCATGAGTTTAAATGATCTAAGACTTGTATCTGCAACCATTTGATAATATCGTCTTTTCCCGATCACAACATAAACATAAGCAAGTTTAGTGGATGCAGAACCATCGCCCATGAGATAAGTTTCTGCAGCACCTCGCCAGTAGAAAGAAATCTTATTGCCTTGTTTAACAATAGCCTGTCCGCCATGACTTGCAGCAAAAAGTGGAACTCCGTTTTTATCTGGTTTTCCAGTAGTCGCTGAGAATGTATGGTTTTTGAAAAGCTTCAATTTTTTATCTCCACCAATCAGCCAAAAGTTCAAACTTGCATTTTCACCAACACCTCCTTTATAGATTTCAAAGCAAGCAAGAGGCTGTTTATTTTCATCCGCAAAATGAATTTGAAATCGGCCGCACTGTTCAAGATTCTTTTGAATATATAGTGTATTGAAATTAGCATGCCAATCTTTAACATAATTACCCAAATCATCTTTAGGTACTTCATATCTTAAAACTCCTGCGTTCCAAAGCGAAGATTGCGCCATTGCTCCAATTCGAATCCCATCATCTTTCCAAGCGATGGTACTATTTAAAGGCATTCCCTCAAGATTTGTTGGCCATGAAGTCGTCCAGCTTGTATCTGGAACAAAGTTAGTTTCAAAATCAGACTGGGTTTTAAAATCACAGACTAGCTTTTGACTTTTAGCTGTAGTTGTATCTGCTTCATCTGGATTACCTATTTCAAGGATTCCATTCTGACCAACAAAGGCTAAATAGCCTGTTTCAGATGTTGGGGTAACTTTAATTGTGGGATAGATAGGCAAGGTTCCATTGTTATTAATCAATACCGAAACTGAGTTATCAGCATTATTTATGATGGTTCCATTTTCTTCGCCTGAGTTATCATTGTTTAATATTTTAGTATCGACTGATTCTGCGTAGCCGCTTGGAACCAAGAACGTGAGTGTACCCGTAATCTGCTCAAAAGATTGTTCGCCATCAGGGACAACGTACCAGACTTTATTTGGTTCATCGTTAAAAATTAAAGGCACGGGGGCTTTAACATTAATATATTTCGCAAGAAGTTCTTTGTTGGCATTTATCTCATCAAAAAATGTGCCATTAATTTCATAATCAAATGAAATTGTTTTACCGCCTAATGCGTTATAAAGATAATCAACGCCTTGAAGTCTAGGGCTAGTTGTATTAACCCAATTTGAACCAATATTTCTTTTGATATTTGTAACAGAATAAAACAATTTTGATATGTCAATTCCGTCAAGTGTTATTTTCATTATTTTATTCACGGATTATGACCTCCAATCAAAGTTTGAATAAGAGTGTCTTTCTCTTGATTCTCAGAAATTAATTTTGTTAGTGTTTTAGCAGCATCCTTTTTATCAAAAACAGAAACTGATGGCCGATTTGCTAAAGCTCTAATTGCTTTAATAACATCATTATTAGTACCGCTGTCTAGAATAGCTTTTAAAATAGCACTCAATAGTTCAGTATTATCAACAACTGGATTATTAACTACTAACTGTTGTTGAACTGCTCGCATATCTCTAAATATTTTCGCATTAGCTGGAATACCACCAGTCCCATCGGCATATTTAGGGATAAGTTGAGCTGTTTTGCTAGCTTTTAAAATTTTCGTTCCTTTAGGCAGTGGCATTGTCACATCTCGACCTTCTGGAATAAAACTTACTCCATTAGGCAAACTGATCAATTCCTTATAAGTTGGCCCTTTTTGGTCATTGACCATAGCAAGTCCGCCCGGATGGTATGGTGTACCTTGAGCGTTGTTTGTTTTATTTATGATTAAATCAATTGTTTTTGAAGTCGGAATATCACCTAAGAATCCACTCAATGTTTTTCTTGCTCCACTGTCATTGGCATCAATTCCTACAGTTTTACCTTGCAATGCAGCAATTGTTGCGGCAGCGCTATTTACTCCTTGCCCTGTATTGTTGTTTGCACCAAGTGGTACCGTTTTTCCTTGTAGTGAATCAATAATAGCTTGGGCGTCCATTTTTGGCTTTAAAGTCAGATTTTGCGCTAAAAGTTTTTTTTCTTCTGGAGTAGCTTTATTCCATGCATCTAAAATAGCCGATGCATTTGCTTCGTTATTAATGAAGCTTGAATTGTCTCCCAGTAATTTTTTCACTTCGTCAGGAATACTATTCCATTCGTTTAATTTTTGTTGAGATGCAGCAATGGCAAGTAATCCTTGCTGATTATGTATAAAAAGCTCTTTATCTTTAGGGGATAGGCTGTCCCATTGACCGCTAGCGATAACTGCTTCTAAAATTGAAGCTTTAGCATTAGTAGATAGATTAGCATGCTTCATCACAAATTGAATTTGTTCCCAACCACCTTTTTGTTTTAATGTGTCGGCAACCACTTGAGCTGCATTTGTTGTAACTTTCCCTGTCTTAGGGTCAAGAATCAGGCTATTCCATGTATCATCTGCTTTTTTTACATCGCTACTCATATTTTTAGCATATTGGGCAAGCAATTTAGAACTATCTCCAAGCTCTTGGGTACTGTTTTTAGCTCCACTTCCTGCTTTTTTTAACATTTCTTCGAAATCTAATCCGTAATTAGCAAATTGCTCCGACTGCCTTCTCATATAAGCACCATATGATTGAGTCCCTTTTTGCATATTATCTATAATCACTTGTTGGGTAGCCGCTAAATCTACACCATACTTTTCCATAATTTGTTTATGCTGATTATTATATGCTTCCGTAGTCTCATTATATTCCTGAGCACTCATTTTCCCGTTTTCGAAAAGTTCTTTAGCAGCTGCCATTTTCTTTTTATAGCTATCATTTTCACTATCCATTAATTTCGTTAAACTGTCAGAAACATTATTGGCAGTTTCTACTGACATATTAGTCATATCGCCATTTAAAGCCTTCATAACAGCCGTTTTTTTGCTTCCAGTTATTTTCAAAGCATCTAACTCTTGACCGGCTATTACGTTCTGGTCAGCTATTATCTTAGAATTTTCATCAGCTGTAATTTGTCTATGATTTTTTGCAGCATTTTGATAGATATTAGTCATATCATCTGTCGCCGCTTTAATAACATCCTTTGCTTTAGAACCGCCTTGCTTAAGATTTTTTATTTGATCATCAGACCAACCTAAAATTTTAGCATCGTTAATTAATTTTTGTGTAGCTGCATCAATATCACTATTAGCGGCAGTTCCCATATCAGCAATAGCTTGCTTCACATCATTGAAAGCTTTAGGGCCAATAGCTCCAAATTTTTCAGTAGCTGTTTTTAAGCCTTCTACTTTTTCTTCAAAATTTTTAACTTTGTTGTAAGTTTCGTCAGGAACATTAATTGTTCCGAATACATTATGCTTATCTTCTAATTTACTTACTTGGTCAAGTACCCCAATAATCAATCCAGCTAAACCTGCTGTACCTAATGCACCAACCGCTATAGGAGAGATACCAGCTAGAATTGGAGAGATACCACCTAGCTCTGCAGCTAACCCTCCTGAGCCTCCTACTGCTTTTGCCGCTAATCCTGCTTCTGTAGTTATCCCTTCGAGTGCTAATTTACCAGCACCTCTAGCCCCAAATCTTGCCAGACCACCAGTAACTCCAGAGAGAATACTTGTTAATCCACTCAAAGCTTTCGCTGTTGGAGCAACTGCAGCAGCTGCTATTGCCATTTTAATGATGAATTGTTGAGTTTCTGGGCTTAGTTTTGAAAATGAGCCTGCTAGATTATCTATTTCCTTAACAACTGGAATGATTGAAGGCAAGAGTTTTTGACCTAAATCAATGGATAACACTTCCAAAGTCGCTTTAGCTTTATTAAAAGCATTCTTATCAGAATTATTCATTTGGTCTGCGAGCTTTTTAGTATAACCAGTCGCATTTTGAGTTTCTTTGGTTAAGTTACGTAATGCATCTCCGCCTTGGTTAATCAGCACGTTCATACCTGTTTGAGCTTCTACACCAAACGCTTTAGCAACTAATGAACTTTTTTCTGCATCTGTCATACCTTCGGTATGTTTTTTGATGGTATCAAGCATATCAGGTAAACCGATATTTCCTTTTTTCCACTCATCGATATTAATGCCAAGCTCTTCAAAAGCTGCCGAAGATTGTTTAGTAGGTTTTAACAAGCGAGATAGAGCACCACGAAGTGATGTACCAGCTTTTTCACCTTCGATACCATTATTTGAAAGCAATCCTACTGCAGCAGCGGTTTGTTCAACATTCATACCCAAAGAGTGAGCAACGGGTCCGACATATTCCATTGCTATTCCCATGTCTTCAAATCCTGCAGATGTTTTATTGGCTACAAATGTTAAACTATCCGTTACACGTTGGGTATTTTTCATCATGGATGCTGTATCTTCAGTCTTTAAACCAAACTGTTCAAGAATAGCAGTTGATGCAGACATTACTGTTCCGAAATCTTCCCCTGAGGCTCTTGAGGCATCTAATACCGCAGGCATAGCCCCAACGGTTTGATTAAAATCATAACCGCGCTTAATCATTTCTTCCATACCATCATTGATAGATGAGGTATCGATACCGTATTGTTTAGCCCATTGTTTAGATTTATCCGATAAAGTATCCATTTGCTTAGAAAGAACATTTGCTGGTGTCCCATCTGATAATAAAGCTTGGATTTCAGTCATCTTACCATTGAAATTAGTTGCTGCTTGAATTCCTTTTGCGAACACTGCAGTGACTGCTACTGAAGCAGGAGTAGAAACAGAAGCAATCGAATTTAATCCACCACTTACTTTTTGAAATCCTGTCGATAGCTTAGGTAACAGAGATGTTTGTTTATACTGTTCCTCTGCTGCTAACTTTAACTGTGATTTAAATTGAGCCATCTGAGCGCTTGCTCTTGAAATGTCAGCCGCATATTTTTGAGTACTAGAGCTTGCTTTCCCATCAACAAGTGAACCGTCATAAGATTTTTTGAGTAAATCTAATTGTCTTTTTTGCGTCTCAATGGATTTAGTAAGAACTTCCATTGGGCTTTTAACTCCATCAACACCTTTCCCAAATGTTGAAAATGAGGTTTGAGAAGTTTTTAAATCATTTTTTAAAGCGGATAATTGCTTATTAACTCCAGTAACACCCTTTGCGAAGCTGGAATCATCAAAGCCCATTTCAATTATCATTTTCCCTAAAGGTATATCTGCCATGGCTTTCTCCTTGAACTTTTATCGTTAATTCAAGGATAAACAAAAAACGCCCTTAAAAAGTAGCGTTTTTTAATGTTTCTATTTAATTTGATATATCAGGATATTTTTTAGTATCATCGATATGTTCAACACCATATTTTGCTTGAATTTCTGTAAAACCGTAGTTGGAATAATTATTGCCTGTTTTCGAGTCAAATCCTGATGGCGCAGTGAGTCTTGTTATTATTTGATCCCCAATAACTCCATTAACTCTTCTTTCGTTTCTGGCCGCGTAAACTGCAATTTGATTCCAATTTATTTTAGGACTTATCATATCTACAATTCTTTTTGCTTCTTCATTTGTCCAGCCTTGCCCGCCATTTCCTGATAATTGTTCAATGAGATGAGGAGGGCTCATTGGGCCACTCACCCCACTATCAGTAGTCACAAATCTCAAAGCGACCGTTAATTCTGATTGAGTATTTTTATCAATATTTCCCCAATTTATACCATTTATTACTATTCCTTCTTGCTGGTTTTTATTTGATTTCACAGATGTTTTAGCTTTATTATTTTGTGAACTTTCGCTCTTGTTAGCACAGGCACTTAATCCTAGAAGTGAGATAATAATAGCTACCAAATAAGTTATCCTTTTCATAATTTTCTCCTTATTTTTATAATTCATTATACTCTTTTAAAATAATATATTGCAAGCGTTACCTAAAATAAAACTAAAAAAACAGCCCCTAAGAGCTATTTTTATTTTAATGACTGCCCAAATTCCCAAAGCGATAACACTTTTTCTTGTTCAGGCTCATCTACGCTACCATCATTTGATATAATTTTTGCACCAACCACAGAAACAACTGTAGAAAAATCATTACTAAGGATATCTGCCAAAGTATATGAACCAGTCGATACTAGCGTTTTTACAAAGTCTAGAAATTCAGAACGAGCTTCTGAGACTGTCATTGTTCCTTTTTTTCGTCACCCGTAACTTCTTTTGAACCAGTAATCGTTTCAAAAACATCTTTAATGAAATTTTGCAATCCCCAAGCAGGTACACTTGCCAAAATTGATTCTTCTGTTACCTTTGAACTATCGAATAAACCAGCAATGAAATTAATCCGTTTTTTATAAACGTCTGAAATAGACATCTTATCAGCGTTTTTTTCAATTTCAACTGCCATATCCCAATAATCAAGAAGTTTTTGACCGCTAACATGTTCTTGAGTAACAGTAAACTCACCATCTTTATCACGAAGAGTAATTGACAACTTAGTCATTTATTACTCACCTCCTGCAGGTGCTGCTACCATTAAAGCATCAGTTTTAATCTCTGCAATACCAGCTGCATCAGTAGATGTTCCTGTTCCAACAAAAGTAGAGTAATATAAACCATTATCATCCGAACCAATCGCAAAACTGATGGCTTCTGATGGAAGTTCACTTTGTTTACCTTGTACTGTATTAAACTCAAGACCATCAGAAGAGAACATTCCGTCCACAAATGCCATTAAATAGGGATTACCTTGAGGGGTAACATCTTCCAATAGAATTGAGCAGTATGGAGAAGTACGGTCTGCAGTAGCTTTATATACACCGTTAGTAGATGCGACAATTCCAAGCACTGCATTTTTAATTTTTTCAGGGAAGTCCATGATATCGAAATCAACTTTACCATCTCCAACTCCTTTTCCTGAAATGGAGTATACTTTATTTGAAGAATAAGATTTTACGGCATCAACCGCTAATCCTGATACTTTAGCAGAAACCATCCCACCATTATCTTTTTTTCCTTCGATAACAAACTGATTTGTCCCAAGAACTGGATCTTTACCATCTTTTACACGAATTGTTAAACGCTTAAAACCAATAGGTACTGACATTGTTTTTTCTCCTTATTTTCAATAATTTTCGTAAAGATTACTGTTGCCTTCATAAAACCGAGCATCAACATATCTTTTTGTATCGCTAAAATATTCATCTAGTCCGCCATTCATCTGAAAGAATCCTTTTGTTTTTAGAATATTTTCAACTGTATTTTGTAATTTTTTTACTGTTAATCGGTCAATTGCCTCTATGCTGACCTGATAAACAAAATGTTTAGCTAGTGAATCATTGCTACTCATAGCTGTTTGTTCTGGTGGACCAGTCGGAGTAACCGTTATACTTGTCAAACTTCCTGATAAATTTTCATACCTAGAATAACTTTTAAATCCACCCGTTTTTTGAATTGCTAGAATATCAGGGTCATTAGCTAAAGCTTGCATAAGTTCACTTAGCATATCATTCATTTTAGCAACTCCTTCAAATTATCTTGCGCTGTCTTAACAAATTTTTGTCCTTGAGCATTTGAAAATCTTTGTAAAGCACCAAAGCTTTTATAACGATATGATTTACCATTTCTGACAAAACCATTATTTTCAAGATGAACAAGTCTCCAATGCTTACCGTTGTTACCTATCTTTATGACGGGGAATCCTGATGTTCTAGAAACATTCCCTCTAACAACACCAGCTACTGTATCACCAGAATTTGCAAATTGAGAAAGGGTACTCTTTAAATCAACTACAGCTTCATCCGCAGCTGCTTTAAGTGCATCACTTTCTATCTTCTTCACACGAGTTTCACTGAACTTTTCTCTCAATTTTGCTTCAATCTCTTCAAATCCTTTGATTGTCATTGAACTACTCATTAAGATTTGTACCTCCAAGTATTATTTTTAAGAAAGTACGATCATGAAAATCTGGCTGAATATCGATGATATTCCATACTTTATTTGCATATCTCGAATCATCAATAATCACTTTGTCATCGTTTTTAGGCTGATATCCAGTCATTGGGTCACGAATTTTAAGCGTCGCACCATTCTTAACGTTTTGATTCCCCAATATCATTAAATCTTTATTACTAGGGGAATAAACATCTGCGTAGGTTTTAAAAAGAACAATAGGATCACCGCCTCTCCCGTCAAATGACGTATCAAGTCCTACTCCTTGAAATGTAACTTGCGTTCGCATTGTTCCGTTATTGGTACGATTAGATGACTTAAGCATTTTCTGAGATTTAATCATGTTATTACCTCATCAACAGAAGATTGATTGGCCAAAAATACATCACGGATATTTTGCTTATAATTCTCCTTAAATTCATCTAAAGCATCATTGTAAGTATAACGTGAACGCTCAAAAATTAATTCCTTAACTTCTGGATCACTTGCATCAGGAACTCCAACTAATCTAAGAATTGAGGTATAAGAGGCTATGAGCATATCTGTTAAGTTAGCAAGTTCGTCAGAATCATTAGTACTGATTCTCATTCTTTGTTTGAATGAATTAAGGTTATCATTGGCCCAAGTTTCTGCAGTACTCATATTTAACTCCTATTATTTATCTTCTTTTTCCTCCACTTTTTCAACAAAACCAGGGAGCTTTTTTTCAAGCTCCTTGAATCTTGCTACGGAAGCCTCAAAAACTTCATCAACTTCACGTCTAACATTTTCCTTTAAATCATCAAAGACAGCTTTTACTTTTAATTTCATTGACTACTCCTTACCCAGCAGGTACGGCCGTAATTGTAACAAGGGCTGAAGCATTATTATCTTTTGGTTTGCCCCAGTAGAATGATTTAGTTGTATAAAGTTGAAGATCTTCAAGAGCAAACGTTTGGTCAAATTCTTGCATTGTCATTTTTCCACGATAAGCATTATATCGATTTGCAACAAATACAATTCCTTTACCAGCAGGAACAGCCATTGATTGAATTACAGAAATATTGAAAGGTAAGATATCAACCCATGCTCCATTAGCATTCAAATATAAGAACATCGCAGTGAAATTGTAATAATCTTGAGGATTAACCAAAATTTTTGCTTGTCCAGCAATATTTAGCGGAATTCCTTTTTCACTAACTGACATTTTTTTCATAATAGGTGCTAGAATTTTAGCAGCTTGTCGTGAAACGTCTTGAGAGTTTTCTAAAGCAGCAAGTGGCGAAAGGTCGGCAGATACTGTTTTATCTCCATATGTAGTAGTCCCATTGACAACGGTAGCATCTTTAATCAAACCAACAGGTTTGTTATTCCCATCTCCAAGTACTAAAGCTGTTTCGAGAGCAACTGCAATAGATTCTGACAATTGTAAGATGATAAAGGTTTTCAACCAATCATAACTATAGTCAAGAGCATCTTTAGGGATAACAGTATATGCAGTAAGTTTATTTTGAGAAAAATCATGTTCTCCGAAGTTTTGGTTCAATTTACCTTGGATATCACCAGCAAATGTCCCCCATACTGCTGTTCCACCATTATAGATACCATCAGAGATAATCGCTTTAGTGCGAAGCCCCATATCTTGGAATTTGATAATATCAAGTAAAGGATGGGCATAAGTCAATTCGTCAAAAACTTGATTGATAATTTCAAGAGGCAAGGTTTTTTCTACATTTCCAACACCAGAAGTAATTTCGTTAAAGAATTTTGTTTCTTCTGCTGACATTACTTCAGAAGAACGAGATGACATTAGAGAGTTGATTTTTTCGTTTGTTTGATCAGCAAGTTTTTCAACAATTTCAGTACCCATGACTTCCATAGACTGTGCAAATAATTTTTGTTGTTCTTTTTCATCGGCTCCGTTAGCAACTGCATCTGTATATTTTCCAACAGCTGCTTCGTAATTAGGTAATTTTGTGTAGTCCATTATTTAATTCCTCCTAGGAAAAGTGGTTTAAATTTTTGATTTTTAAGTGGCTTTTCTGCCGAGTTATTAGCTTCAAATTCTGCTTTTACTTCAGATATTTTTTCATCAATTAATTTACTAATTGAATCCATTTGTTTCTTGTCAAGAGCAATATCTATCGTGTGATTTTTCTTGTCATCTCCTTTAATCATGTTTTTAAATTGATTAATCTTATCAGGTGATAACATTGGTGAGAAACTTGCAACTATTTGAACGGATTGATTACTTTCAAAAAGAATTTCATCAACTATTCCCGATTCAACAGCTTGTTTTGCATTAAACCAAGTTTCGTTGTCCATTAATTTTTGAGCTTCCTCTGCTGTAATATTCATTCGGTTAGCATAAAGATTTGCTAAATTTCCACTTGACCCCAATAAATAATCAGAGCTTGAAGCCATGTCTCTATAATCTCCTTGTTGAATCATTGATACGTTATGAATCATAACTTGACCGATGGGAGTTATCGCCACCCTATCAGCTGCTAAAAGGGGGGAATGTCGCAGCACTTGCACAGAGACCAGAGATTTCAGCAATAACTTTACCTTGATACTTGCTTAAATCTGTGAAAATCTCACTCCCAGCAAATACAGAGCCACCTCCAGAGTTAATTTGAATGGTAATATCTTCTCCATCAGCCTCATTTAAGAAGTCTGCAACTTTTTGCGGAGTGATGCATTCCATACCAAACCAGTCATACACTTCTTCATAATCGTTATCGGCAACTACGCCATTAAACTTAAGTGTCTTCACTATTTTTTCCTTTCTCTTCATAATTTTTAGTCATAATAAATCTGTCACCATCTTCTGTTGGTGGTAAATTGGCAGCCTCACGGACTTCATTTACTTTAACCACACCACTTGAACCAACTTTATCAATTGCATCTGCACGGTCAAGGATGTTAATTGTTTTAAATCCAGTCATTTGTAGGGTATTACCAACTGAATATCCTGATTTTTTAATTAAAATACTTGCAAATCCTTCTGATAATTTGTTTCCTAATGGAATCACTGCGGATTCAATTGCTAAATCCAAGTTTTCAGAATTATTAGCAGTTTCTCCAAGCACTAGTGCCGGAGGAATTCCAAGCAACCCTGCTACTTCTCCAATGAATACTTTTTTTAAAGACCAAAAGTCAGTAATCTGATTTTGTAGTGTTGCAGACTTGCTAGAAGAAATTTCATCATACGAAGATTTTGATTTGTCGTCGGCAGGAATAAAGACAATAGGATCATTCATCATTTTGTCGTATAAGGTTGTTGCATATTGTTGCTGTAATTTTATTCTTTCATTATCATCAATCTTACTAGTAACAGGAATGCTGATTTTTGCTCTAACTTGCCCTACACGGAGCTGGTTGGCAATTAAGATTCCGAATAATTTTCCATAATCATCCCATAGACTATCAACATATTTTTTTATCCCGATATTGTCATTATCTAAGTGAAAACAATCCACTCCTTGAATAAAGGTTCTATTAAAATATTTTTGAGCGTATGGTCCAGAATTAGGAGCATTAGAAACTTTGCTATTGGAGAAGTTAACTGTCACTCCCGTGTATGTGTTCCCGTCAAGCGAATAGTTTGTTACAAAATTATCAGCAATATAGAACTGATCACCATCCTGTATGACTAATAGCTCGCCATTTAACAGCGTTTTTATCATTGAAATTTTGAATTCACTAGCTGTTTGGTTAGGATTTGGTCTCATATTTAAAGCATAATCAAATTTAGAATCTGTAATAGAACTTTCATTCTTAAATACAAATTTACCTTTAGAAACAATCCTTGCTAAGTAAGAAACACAAGATTCTAAAGCAGCATTCTTAATACCAAGCGTGACTTGTGCATTAAATAATGCGTCATACCCAGTTAAATCGGTTGTACTTAATTTATCTTTTACAGATGACCAAATGTCTGAAAATAGTCCCACATTTTCTCCTTTCCGTACTTTTAATTCAAGTTTAATGGAAAAGTAGAGCGAAAAAGTAGCGTTTTTATAAATAAAAAGCCGCCATTTCTGACAGCTTTATTTGAGGGTTGTCGCACCACATTACTAATAGTTTATTACTTACTCCTCTACAATATAAATTATGCTAGATTTTTACTCTCAAAAAGTAGCGTTTTATCCCATAAACCAACCCAAATTATCATAGAAATCAGTGGTATCTACTTCATTTAGTAAATCAGCCTTAAACATTGCTGCTTCAAAAGCTTTAAATCCATCTGTTTTTCTTCTGACATCCTCTTTTTTGATATATTCCACATTCCCATCTTTTTTCAAATGTCGAAGTACGTTATTTGTGTACCACCGCATCATGTCATTATCACCAAAATTAATTTTTTGATTGGCGAAACTATCCTCAATTACCGTTGATAATTGCGCATCAATAGCCCTAAAGTTACGAATGACTTCTACACGATAACCGAGTGGTTCTTCAAATTTGCCATTCCAAGAGACTTCGAATCCCGCTTCTTCAAATTTAGGTTGTAAATACTCCCTCATTTTATAGCCATCTCCACAAATAGTTTGGAATTCATAGCCTTCTTCATCACGCATACGAACGAACCAATCTACAACGTGCTGTGCATCCATTGACGGTTCATCTAATACTGTGAGCAACCCCTCATCTTCCCATTGTCTAATCGGGGCAAATCGTCGCTTACCATTAACATTTTCATTTGGCTTTGAATAGCTATATATTCTATCGACAAATTCTTTACGAACAAACGAATGAGATTTGAAAACATAATCCCCATCAACTTTAAACAAAGCACCAACTGCAATAAAGTCACGGGTAGAGGCAAAGTCAAATCCTCCAACCGCAGGTAGATTTCTTAATTCTGGAAATTCTTTTTTAGTTGCTTTTAATTCTTCATAGGTTGCCACGCTTCTTTCAATGTCAGTCACTGGGAAATTTTGACGCTTAGTCATGAATTCATCTCGTCCACTAGGATTTAATTCTAAGTCCTCATATTCTTCAAGAACTGTTTCAAAAAGCCCTTGCGCATATTCTGTCATTGGAAGTGAAAACATAGGATTTGATAATTCCCAAAGATTTGGGTCATCAACCTGTTCTGCTTTATCCAATTTGCAAATAAATGGAAACATAGCATTCCATTTCGCTTCACCCTTAAGAACTTTAAGTGCCATATCTTTCATCTGGTCAATAAAGCCATCACGCACATAACCATCAGTTCCTATATAAAATTCACGTGGATTAGGTCGCTTACCTAGCCCAGAAATATGTACTTTTACATCTTTATTGCTTTCATATTGGTGGATTTCATCAAAAATAACTGCCCCATCTCGAAGTCCATCCTTAGTATTTCCATTTGATGTTCTGAATTTAAAAAGCGATTTTGTTTGTAAGTTCTTGATTTCAGATTTATGCGGTTTACCAAATAATTCTTCTAATTCTTCATGGTTCTCAATTGTATCGTGGACTTCATCAAAACTTGTTTTTGCTTGGTCCTCACTGTTGGCCACGATTGAAATATTATAATTAGCGATTCCATGCATAGGGGTTGTTAAGTAACTTCCTATTGCAGAAAGTAATCCATTTTTACCATTCCCCCTGGCAATCATGATTAATATTTTTCGATAAACATTCCGATGATTTTCTGAAAAATATAAGAAAACAAAACTGATAATGAATTTTTGGAAATCTTCCAATTCAAAGAAATATTTCTCTGTGTAACCAATACAATTCTCGATTTGTTCAACGTCAAAAAATACCTCGCCTGATTCGAGACGAGGCACTACCTCACGTTTAATATAATTAACAAGTAATTTTCGTTCATAGTTGAATTTGACCATGCCCGCATAATAACCGTCAATGTACTTTTGAACGTAATCGATCACTTCGTAAATTTACTCCAATCTTTTTCGCCACTATTTTTAGGTTTTGATGTTCGTTTTTCTTCAAAAAATTCATCTAATTTAATTAAGGCAGCATTTATTTTTACTTTTTCTGCAATTGCAGGGTGTGGTTTTTTTATCTCATTTTCACCAGAAGAAACCAGAATCATTACTCCTGCCTTATCAATTGCTTTGCTTAAATTTTCAAAATTAGAAACTAAGCTGCAGTATCGGTACACTTTTTCTAATTCAGATGGCGAATTTTTATCAACAAGAGAGAGCAATTCTTGAAAAAGTGAGTCATTAGTTTTTTCGTTTTCAGTTTTGTCTTTTTTTTCAGTACTGTTTTCAGATATTTCATTCATGATTGACAAATAATAATTTATATCAGTGATTATTTCTTGTAAATCAACTTGCAAAACTTCAGCGATATCTATCCATATTTTTTTATTTTTAGGATTCCTCTTTCCCCTAGAGTATAAAGAAAGCTGGCTGTTATTTATTTTTATTTCTTTTGTTTCAAGCAACTTTTTCAAATCTGAAAAACTCAATTTTTTATCATCTAAGACTTTCTTCAATTTGTTATTTACCATTTTCAGCTCCCTTCTTAAAAAATAGCTTTATTTTTGGTTAAAAGACCCCAACCGGTCTGTGGTAAATTCGGAATTTAACCCAATTATTTTAGACCCGGGGGTATGTTTTAATTATTTTTTTGTAATTTCCGAACAATAAAATCAGAATTCAAAAGTTTCATCATCAAACTGCTTGTATCTGTGTCTATCATGCCTCTTGTTGTGGCAGTCGTGGCACAAGGTACGAAGGTTACTTGGTTCTAGTGCAAGCTCTGGATGATACTCAAGTTCCTTGATATGATCTATCTCTAGTGTCGCAGTCTTAGCCGTCGTCACTCTGCCTTCTGCTTTGCACCATTGACATTCATTGTTATCACGCTTGAGTATCTGTTCTCTCATACGTCTCCAAGCTCCTGAGCAATAGAACCTGTGCCTTGCCTTTGGTGTGCTTACATCTATCATGATTCAATCGTAAAACAAAAACGCTACGAAAAAGTAGCGTTCTTTATATTATTCATGAAACATCTTAAGTAAATGACCACCGTCATATTTCTCAGCAAACTGTTGCGTTGCTTTATTATTTCTCGCAATGACTGCACTCTTAGAGTAATACATATTCATTGTGATCTTAATGATTCCCCAGCGATCAATATAATAATGTTTGAATATCTTGCGATCATCTTCATCTTTAATATTGTCTAGTGCTTCATTGATAAGCTGAGATTGTTTGGCATTCTTCTTATTGCGAATAATAATTCTTAAGGTCATTCGAACATCGTGCCATTGTGCTTTCGTCAATTCTTTTGTCATATTCTAACTCCTGTTATGTTATAATAGTATTAGAATAAATCATTTGTAAAGCCCGTTCCCAGCGGGCTTTTTTTATTATTTAACTATTTCAGTTTCATTATCCTCTAATCTTATGACCACTACTTCTTTAAGATCATCCGAATCAATAAACTCATCCGCTTGTTTTTTGGTAAAGAAATATTCTTCTTCCAGTTTTCCAATTCCAAACCATCCTTCACGCTTAAACAATACTTTATATTTATATAAAGCTTTGATACTTCCTTCAAGATAATGAATTTTTACACGAAGTGGTGCTAAATCTACTCGGTTATATAAATCTATACAACTTTCAATCCTAGCTTCTAACTTATTTAGACGTTTATCGGTAAAAACTATAAGAACCAATAAAATTATTATTGAAATAGATGTCATTATCTGTACAATTGCTGTTAGCATCTTTCTCCTCCAGTTGAGTTTAGCGAGTTCCTAGCTCAGTATGTGATATAATATAACTGACCAAAAATATTATAATAAGTTGTAAATTCGTATTTCGCTCGAGCTTGGTCAACTCGAGCTTTTTTGTTATAACTTATTTTTATTATGGTATAATGTAGTAGACCTAAATTTTAAGAATAAAATTTAAACCTAGAACATATAACTCGAACTTGGTCAGTTCGGGTTTTTTGTTATAGTTAAAGATTTTTTAATAAATCAAATTTCATAGTTATCAATTAATCAGTGATATAATAAATGTGACCATTCAATAGTAACTAATAATTTTTACAACAATCGCTCAAGCTAGGTCAGCTTGGGCTTTTTTATATTTCCTTTTATTTAAATCATATTGCTTGTACTTAGTTAGCAATAGTTTTAAAATAAAATTGTATAACCAATACAAACTATTTGAAGGAGGACTAACTCATGAACTATGTCGTAGATAAAAGTGGTGACTTCAGTGATTATCATGAAATACATAAGGCAACTTGTCCTAATCGCCCAAAAGTTAATGATTCATATCTTATTGATGGACATTTTGAAAATGATCTTGAAGCAATCGAATACAGTAGAAAAGTACATTCATCTTTGCAAATTAGACCTTGTCTATCTTGTATGGATATCCCCACTCGTTAAACTTTGCAAATTCCTCGAAGCCCTTATTTATGATTTGGGCTTTTTTTGCGTTCAATTATCCTTTTCCGTTAAGTAAAATAAAGTCGTATAAGCAATGACTAAGAGCAGAGCCATTACTAAAAGGAAAGCGACTGTTCCAAAAACTTTAAATATTAATACTTCGCCTATAACAATAGTAAAACCTAAAGTTACAATGCCAATTGCTATAAATAACGATTTAAGTAATTTCATATCCACCTTTTTTCTCCTGTTTCTAAATTAGTAACGGAAACTTTTCCTATAGTTCCGCCACCTGCTTCGGATAGAATATGTGTGCTTTCAGGAAAATGATTATTACTTCTTTCTTGTATTGCCCATAATTTTTTTCGATAATTAATACTATCCCTCACATTTAAAGCCTTAATCATTGAGATGGGCTTTTTCTTGTGCTTGAATCGTGGAATGTTTACATATCCATAATGAGAAACATAAGAATCAACTTTCTTTCCATCCCCACTATAAACATTAACCATAACTGCTTTTCTTCGTCTCATTCCACAACCTCCTCGATATAGGCAACTTTGAAAGCACAGTCCCTGGTAGTCACCCAACCTGCGTTGCTTTCGATTTCTTGGATAACATCATCGTAGCTATCAGCTTGAACATAGATAGCCAGTGAACCAGGATTCCCGTCACCCCTAACTAGCGAGTTACTCATCAGTCTAAATTTTTTCATCTCCACCTCAATCCATATGTTTATCAAGCCATTTTTCAGCTTCTGTCATTGTGATTCTCCTCAAATTCTGATGAATAAGCGAACCATGCAGAAGTTGCAATAATAACAATCCATCTAAATGGTGTAGCATTTTGAATGAAGTAATCCATAACAACATAAATTGCCATTCCAATAATGATACATATAATAAATATTGTTGCTTTCTTATACATCATTCCTCCCATCGCACGTTCTCTGACTCGTCAAGGTCTGAGCGGTTGATTTCAGCGCCACACCTTTTACAGATTAATTCATTAGGTATTGTGGAGAAGCAACCCCACTTATGCCCGAACAGCTTACACATTAGTTTCATTGGTTGTCCTCCTCAAATACTGATTGCAAATATTCATCCGAATATGGACACCATCCTTCGTCATCGGTCGTTAGTTTTTTAAATTGTTTCCAGTCTGAAACCTGACCAATAATTGAATCGTGGTCTCCACACATTTCACAAGGAGTTTCAATTTCTCCTAATTCTTCTTCTGGAATATCTTCTGACATCAGATAAAATCCTCTGTCCATATGATTTTCAATTACCCAATATTGTTTCATTCCATCCCTCCCCACCAGTCATTGACCAGCGACATTAGTTTGTCGGTCATTCAAATCTCCTTGCTATTTTTTCTAATTTTAAAAAGCATTGATCTAAAATGTCCTTTATTAATTGAAGCGGAATTTCACTTCTAACATTGTAACTTCGTGAAATGCCTTTATCTCCCAATCCTTGAAAAGTCAACTTACTTTGTTCATCCGTTGTTTTTAGATTAAACATCAGATTTGAATAAAAACAAGTCGGCTTTTTTGAATACCTTTCAGAATCATAAGCACTGTAATGAGCAATGTTTTTAATTCCTTGAAAATCTTGAATCTGCTTATAATATTTCCATATTCTACTAGACTGTGGATTTTCAATTACCCATACTTCCGGCTGATAGCGCTCGATTATTCTTATTGTATTGAAGGCGCATAGTTCGCCATTTAATCTTGAATAGACTGTCTTCCACCAGTGCTTTTTGAATGGAGTATCATTTTTTGTTTCTAGTTGTTGCCTGGTCCTAATTGTAAATTCATTACTCACAAATTCTTGGCCAAACATCGTATCTGTTGATTCTGTATACCAACAAACATTGCCATTAAGCATTGCGCTTGCATTACTCCATGACTCACAAGGTGGACTAGCAAGAATAATGTCTGGGTTTGGTAGTTTATTTAATTCTTTAAATAATTTACTTTCACCAAAATATTCGCTTGTATCTGACAAGTCCAGATTTAAGAAGTCAGTATTTTTATTTTCAATATCAATACCAATGGAAATGATTTTTACATCATCTCCATAGTATTTTTTTACAGCCTGTTTGTAGCATCCGTTCCCACTATCAAACAGCGCCCAAACAACTTTTTTCATCCCTCCACCGCTTTCACTAAATCAACTCCAAGGGCTTTGCCTGCGTATCTACGCTTACTAATTATTGAAAGTTTTAACTTAGTTTCATTTGATAACTTCCGCCCCAAGCAGTTTTTATTACCTTTTAAAGATTTTGAAATATTTAAATTCCGAGAACCATAATTCATGTTCTCTTTAGAAGTCATCCACTCTAAGTTTTCTACTCGATTATCAGTTCTAACTTCATTTTTGTGATTAACTTGGGGTTTATTAGCGTAGTTAGGAATAAATGTTTGTGCCACCAATCTATGCACTGTTCTAGTTAATGGTTTATTATTCTTGTACAAAACAACTAATTTATACCCATCTTTATTAAGTCCCGGACTTAATAGTTTATTCCTTTTGATGTTTTTTACGTTACCTAGATTAGAAACAACATAATTTTCATAATCTAAAATCGGCTTCCAGATTTCTTCACTCATCGCCGCTCCCCTCAAGTTCCGTTACTGATATTTTTGCCCAATGCCTAGGACAAATGGTAACAATTTCAGGCATTTTAGAATTGGCATCACTTCCACGAATTTCTTCATAAGTTGGTCCGAATGAAATTATTTCTTCGTTTCCATTTCGAAAATTATCTAAAAAATTTTCCCAACGCTCTATAGAAAAGCTGTCAGTTCTGTAAGTAATATCAATGTATGGATTAAAAAGTCTTATTTCAATCATTTTCCCCTCCAATCGCTGCGAGTGCATCAAATGCTATTCCGTCAATTCCTTCTAAAAGTAATGCAGTATCTACGCTCAAATCATAAATTTGGTTATGCTCTTCGATATCTGCTCTTACTACTATTAGAGCCTTTTTCGCAGTGTTAAGCTGTTCTTTGAGTTTTTCAACGGTTTTTTCGTCAGTGGTGACAGGCAGATATTTAGCTTCTTTCATTTTTGTTTTTGTCATTCTTGATCTTTCTATTTTTTGATATAATTCTGTTATGGAAAAATTAACATTAACTTTTTACTTATCAATCATTGGAGCAATAACTGGTATAAGTGGTCTACTATTAAATTTTTTTGATTATTGGAAAACACGTCCAAGACTAAAAGCAGAGATTATCCACGAGGAAACTTTTTTCTTCGATAAATCTGATGAAATCAAACCCAATTTTTCAAAATCATATCGAACAAATAGAGCTGCTGTTATTAGTATTGAAATTCAGAATGCGTCCGTTCACCCTGTAACGCTTTCAAAAATAACTGTTTCTCAAAACTCCAAAACTTATTCTATTCGTAATGCTTTCAGTAGCAATATGAGGTACAATATAATCCGAAAAAGTGATACCATAACCAGCTATAACGAAATTATTTTCGATGATCCAATTACTATTCCTATAAGACTGGAGGCGTATGATAGCACTTCTGGAACATTGCGATTAGCATTTCTAGACAATGCCGTTTTAGATAGCAACAACAATATACCGGTGGTTGTTTCATTGTTCACACCTCGAAAAACTTTTAAAATTAAGGTTAGTCTTTCAAAAACTCATTTGAAATAACTATTACTCTTTCGTCATTATCGATTAACCGAATTTCGTAACTTTTTAAATTTTTAAAATCATTTCTGCTTAATGCGTGTATTGCCTGCAATAGCAGTTTTTTTGTTTTATCTTCTTTTTTCATTCCGCCACCTCAATAATTTTTTGTTTTTACTGCCCCACATTGAGGACACTTATAATAAAAAGTACCGCAACATCCGCAAGCATCTGGGAAGTCATCAAACCACTTCATATCTAAATTACATTCATCACATTTCATTCTCCGTCCTCCGCAGGCACCAGTTTAATTAGTGGATTAGTATATTCCCATTTATCAATAGTTTCGTTAAATTCCCACCCCAGCTTTTCTTTTAGCGATTCAAACGAATAAAGCCATTCAAACGGTAAAGAATCAGTTTGTTTATACAAAGCACCGCCCATGATTCTAGAAAGTTCTGATTTTGTGAATCTAGAGTACTTATTTTCGTATCGACCATTTTTATTTTTGGTATTACATTTAGCAAAACCAACTAATTCGCCCATAAATCCGTGCTTTACGAGTTGAAAAAACGGCTTGTTTCCATTATTTAACGGACTAAGAAACACATAATATTTTTTCTCGCTCATTCCGTCACCTCAATCTGTTCATAGCTCCCAGTTTGCATGCTGTCGATTTCTTGCTGGGTGAAAGCACAGTATTCTTTTGAAGGGTATATGCCTTTAGCTGACATAGCGTGAGAAAGTCTATGCTCTCCATTTTCTGTCAAATCAGCATGGATATGTTTTTTTAGATATAAATCATTAATTGAGTTCCGTTTACTCATATCAATGTGCTTCAAATAAAACAATTGCGGTTTTTCGACTGTGTATTTGCCAGTGATAAATGCTAGAGCAAAAATGTCATGGTTCTCAATACCCTCACAAAGCCAGTTGTAGACTTGTAACCAATCTTTATTTTCTTCGGGAGGAAATGTTTCGACTTTTGATTTAATTAAGTCGAAAGCTTCAAACGCTGAGTAATTGTCCGGTATACTTTCAATAACTCCTGCCACACACTCAGGCACGACTGGCAGGGCTTGCTGTTGGTCTATTTCATACTTTTCAAAGAATGCAATTCTGTTTTTTTCAAATGCTTCAGCATCTACTTGTCCAATTAATACTTTCCCTGATAATTCAATCAAATAGTTAAATTCTTCTTCAAACTTAGTCATTTTTCGTGTCCTCCATTAAAAATTGATTCAATAACTCTATATCCGCTGTCTTCGTAATCAATTGTTGTGATCAATTCGCTGTCTTTAGTCCAAATTTGATAAACGTTTCTACAAATGCTCTCTTTGGTTCCTAAACCTACAACAGTTTGAGTAATTACTAAATCTGTAATTTTAAAACCTCTTAAATTGCTTTTATCTGGATTCATTTTTCGTGTCCTCCGTAAATAAATCTTGAATGATTTTTTCAATTTCTGATTTCTCCAATTGCTCTAAATGGAATCCACATACTTTCGCTCCATATAAAGTAAGGGCACGACGCACATTTTGAACCATGAATTGTTGCATTTGGTCTGCTGTGTAGACATCAACTTCTTTGATATATTCGTTTAATTCGGACATATCTTTATAAACTCTCATCTCACCAGTAAAAATCTTTGCCCTTCCTACCGCTTCAATCTCGTTTAGTTTCATCTAGCTGCTCCTTTTCAACTACAAACGGCATAAACCACTCGCCGCTGTTTAGTTGTATCTGTGCTACATCTTCTTTTTTACATTGGTTCAAAGCTCTTCGTAATGCTAGGTTTTCATCTTTAGATAATTCAATTACGATATCGTCGCCAATATAACTTCCTTTAGTGAATTTCATCTAGCTGCTCCTTCCAATAATTCAGGGTTCTCATAGATATTTCCGATGATTTTGCATTCAAATGATGAATAGTCTAAAAAGTCAAGTATTGTATTGAGTGCGTAATACTGCTTTTTATCATCCATGTAACGAAATACCCACATTCCCCCATCATGCCATTCAACAATGTAATACGATGAATGACCTTCTTGAAGTATAACAACGTCACCCTCGTAAATTTCAACGCCGTTTTTATCTTTTAATCCTGTTGACTGCATTAATATAACGTCATCAATAGAAAATTTATCAACTAAATCGAATGGTTTTAATTCTGCAAACTTACAGGATATTACTTCGTGAGCAAAATTAATAGAACTAACGGTTCTCATACGTTCATCTTGTTTATCCCAAGCTCTTAATTTTGGTATCATCTCATCCCTCACTTCGTAGCGTTAACAGCATCGTCTGACAAGTCTTTAGTCTGTTGTGCATCAGTCACAGCCTGCGATAACTCATCAGTCTTTTGTTGAGCGGCAGATAGCTTTGAGTTCAAATCGCTAATCTGTTGAGCCGTGTTCGCTTTATCTTGGTTCGCTTGATTCAACTGATTGGTGACATCGGCTTTTTGCTGATTGAGTGCGTTCAGTTGATTTTGATAACTAGCAGCTTGATTTTGCAAGTTTGAGTTATCTTGATTGATTTGGTCCTTCAACTGGTTGATTTGATTGTTCAATTGATTCAATCGGTCTGCATATTGCTGTGAGCTATTGTTAGCCTGTTTAAGCTGTTCGTTTCGGTCTAGCAAGCGTTGTTTCAAGATAGAGATGTTCTGTTGCACAGCGACCATATTTTGATGCCCTGACCATGCATTAGCCGCATAAGCCCCAAAAGTTGATGAACCAAAGATTCCTGCTGCAACTACTGCTGTTGTGATTAATTTTTTATTCATTGTTTATCCTTTATTTAAAGACACTGTCGTCTTTTCTTGAGTTTTCGATTGCCATTTGTGCTCTGATATTTCTTCGCAATCTACGTTCTTCTTTTGTTTCGTGCTTTCTACGGTCACGATCGGTTATTTCATCAGAAGTCTTAGACTTTGAACCGCCATAAGGTTTCCAACCGGGATATTTCTCTATCATCGCTTTCTCATTTACGACTGCGATTTTGACTGCGTTCTTTTTTGGAGAATTGTCTCTTCCATTTTTAACCCATCCAGCGACTGAATGAGGTGAAACAAGAAGCATTTTCGAAAGCTCTTTTTTTGTACCAGTTCCCGTTTTTATCCCATTGAAATATACATCATAAATTTTTTCTAACCTTGCCATCTCCTGCCTCTTTCAATCCACTTAGTTTATTTTTCCATTGTTCATGAAACCATTCGTCGTCTTTGTCAGCGACTTTATGGTTCTTCAAAATATCCTTGTCTTTAAATTCCAAAACATTTTTTCTTTTTGCGTTGTCATAATAACACCTCATAATTTAGCTTCTAAGCGCTCTTAGCTAGTTCGTGATAAATTATCCATGAAATGGCATAAGCGCTCAATGTAACCGTAATTTTCATGATTAAATGCTATTCTGTCAGTTCTTTCACTACTAACTCAACTTTCCACATCTTTGTATCTCCAGAAAGCCCGCCATGTTCAAAACTTGTTCTGCGAATAACATTGTAATTATCATCATTCCAAATTCCAGCATCTGTCAGTCCATCAATTAATGCTTTTGATGTTGGTTCATAATTTGGTGGATCATATTTAAAGCGTTTGGGTGGATAAATCACAACAAACACATCGCAACGGTGCTTCTCATGGAATTGCTCAAATACTTCATCTGACTGGTCTAGCCATTCATGAGCAGTTCGACATGCAATCCGTCTCAAACGCTGTTTAGTGTTATTGGCAGCAATTCTTGAACCATAAGTTGTTCCTTTGTTATCATTCTCATTTATCATTTCTTTTCTGAGAAAGTTAAATTCAAACTTCACTTGCTTCTCCAAATCTAGAAATTGCAGGAATTACTCCTGAATCTGTCAGTTCTTTATTTTTTTCAAAAAATATTTCGGTTGCTTTTTCATTGTCAATACCTTTAACTATTGCGATAAAAGTGATAGGACTTAATACTATTTCCTCTTCATAAGCTTTTTCAACATATCTGCAGTATTGTTTATGGGTAATTCCAGGAATAAAGCTGCGAAAATACTCTGATAGCCCCTCATCAAGAGCACGTTTTTTAAGAGTCCAAGCCATTCATATATTCCTCGAATTCTTCCGCTGTCAGTGTTTCTTCGTCTTTTTCAAATCTTTGATTAGACCAGTTAGGAGCTGATTTGACAACTTTATTATTGCTGTACGTTTGAATAGGTTTTAAATCATAGTCATCTTCCCAACCTTTACCGTTAAACCATGTGCTACCATGCTTTATATAGTTCTGTTGGGTATTTTTTATTCGTATTTCTGACAAATAGTTTTCAAGACCCGTTTTAATCTCTTCGTCTGTCGTTCCAGATTTTACAGCTCTTTTATAAGCTAATAGAGCTTTCGGTTTTCCTTTTTTGTTAGGATATATTTTCCAAAGATTATTAAACCTAGTTTCTAAATCAGACTCTTTATCGGACTTGTCCGATATATTATTATTTGATATATTAATTGATTTATTAGATGATATATTATCTTTAAAGTTTTCTTTAATACCCCCATAAAGATTTCTTTTAGGGGTATTAAAATTTTCTTTAATACCCCCATTAAGTTTATTTAAACAGGGGTAGATAAATCTTTTTTCGATTTCTCTACCAGAATATTGATATTCGAGGTTTATATATCCTTTATCCTGCAACTTACTCAGGGTATTTGAAATTGTAACTTTTGTTTTTCCGTACCTTTTAGCAAGATATCCATTTGATGGAAAAATACTTCCGTAAGAATTAGCCATCGTGTATATTTCACTAAAAAGAAGTTTTTCAAAATCATTTAAGTCATCAGCTTCCACAATTGGAACTGGGATTTGATTGAAGAATTTTGTACTTTGTTCCAAACTTTCTCCTTTCTTCTATATTTATTTCAAGTTTTATTATTCAAATTAAAAGCTGGCAATGAGTGTTTATGTGCAGGCACTGAATACTCATGGACTTTACGGTCGTTACGCCACCCTCCAGCACTATCTTAGTTAGAATGGTAGGTCATCATCTGAAATATTCATTGGTGCTGAATTTCCAAAAGGATCTCCTTGAGCATTATTGCCTTGAATATTAGTTTGTTGTGCACCGCCACCAAATTTCATATATTCTTCGTGTGTCAAGAATGCTTTATGCTCTGTTCCCGTGCTATTTCTAACTTCGCCATTTCTATCGGTGTATGTTCCTGTACGTTCTTTCATTCGAATAAATACTTTATGATTTGTTAAAAATTGGACTGTTTCACGGTTATATCCATAGTCAATCGGCGCAATTTGTTGACCATTATCTTCAATACTTGCAAGAATACGTTGGAGATTACTTTCAGTCCAACTTTCTCCGAAAAGGAGATTAGCAATAGTGCTTTCACCGTTTGGACCTTCAAGAGTAAATTTGAACATTTCCTTATTTGTTCTGCTCTTACCTGCTTCAACTTTTGTTATTTTAGCGATATGAACGCCTTCTTCAAATTGTTTCCCACCAAGACTACTTACGTTATTTCTGTTATATTGCATTATTTTTCTCCTTCAAATTTAAATAATTCATCAATCGGACAAGCTGTTCGACTGTCAATTCTGTTTTTAGCGTAAACACCATCGTTACCTTCTAAAATTGCTCCACGATTTCCAGTATTTGGGTTTACTTTAATTCGACCTACTACATCCGTCCAACCAAGCAATTCACTTAATACTTGCTTTCTTATTTTTGGAACAAACTGGGTGATTACTCGACCATCTTCAAGTGAAATTTCTTGAGTGTCTTCCCAAGCCGTAACATAGACATTTATTGGGAGTCCATAAATTTTGGTCATTATTCTCAAGAAATAATTCGTCCAATCCCCATAGTCTTGGATTTCATTACGAATACCACCTTTTGAACTTCTCCCTCGTTCAATAAGCCAGTCTGATTGAAAACTCGTCACATTATCAATGACCAAGTTATCGTAATCACTTATGACGACATCAAGTTCTTTTAGAAAAACATTGATATCTTCGATTGGTTCGTTCCTGTTAAACGATTCTAATCCTTCATCATCAATTGTTCTCACATCAATATTTGGAATGCCACTTAATACTTTATGGGAGTTATCAAGAGATAAAACTAATGTTCTACCAGTTAATCCCTTTACTGCAGAAGTTTTTCCAAGTCCAGGTTTACCATAAAGCAATACTCTCCAATATTGAGTTCTACTGATATCAGTTGCTTTTGTAATTTTCATTTATCAAACCTCACGCATCCCATTTAATTGACTGGGCTTTTGGATTTTCAACAATATAAGGCTGAATATCCTCATAAACAGATTCGCCATACTTTTTCTCTAACTGATTAATAGTCAGCGGAACAACGCTATCAAGCCCATACTTTTTAATTAAAGCCATTTTAGCGGCGTTATCCATTGCAAGTACTCTTGTGTATTGTTGTTTTGAATAAGAGAGTCGTGAAAATAGTTGACCTTCATCGAGACGTTTCTTGACTTCTTTTTCAGCTTCTTTTTTTAATTTATCTATTCCTTTTGTTGCTGAAAGAAGATTAGTTAAGGTACTATTATCAAACTTTTTAAGCATTTCAGGATTAAGTTGAAGAACTTCTCCTGTTTCATTGTCCAAAGGGACTAATTGTAATTCCATAATGTTCTCCGTTTCTTATTTTGTTGAAACGTGATATAATCTAGATATAAAAATATATAAAGATGTATCACGTCTTAGTCCGCATGCCAGTGCGGGCTTTTTTATTTTGTCATGTAGTGCAAATAGGCACTTAATGTAAGTAACTTACGTGTGAAATTTCCACGAGTTACCATCCAAATCTTTTCTTTCGGCATGATAGTTACTGTTCTACCGTCAGTCGTTTGGAACTGGTCGTAATCAAAGTCCATGGTGTTTTCCTTTCTATGTATGCGTTTTAATCCTCCGAGTGCTATAATTACTGTGAGCAGATATTTGCGGTATTTGCTTAGTTTTATAGAAAGGAGGGATGAGTGGTATGAAATTAAATCATGATTGTGTTCGTGATGTTTTATTGGATATTGAAGAAAATCAAAAACTTGGTTACGCTTATGGTAGCGAAGATATAGGACGGCATTTACTTCAATACACTGACGAAGAGATAATTTACAGTATTCAACAACTGTCACAGGCTAATTTAATTAACGCTACAGCAATTTATTCCATGGATCTAATTGGCTCTTATATAATCTCTGGAATAACTTGGGATGGTAATAAATTCTTAGACGGTGTAAGAGATCAAGACAAATGGAGTAAAATTAAAGACGTTACAAAATCAGGTTCCATGTTTGCTCTAAAAGCTGCTGTTACCGCCATGATTTCTCATTCATTTTGAAACAAGAGATATGTACCAACATTAATAACATTAATAAAAATTTCTGCATTCGCAGGAGTTTTTTCTTTCAATATATCTACAAAACCCTTTTGCGGAAAAATAATATTTGATAAGTCATTACTGCTACTAACGGCTATTGGTACTTTTATTTTTCCATCTTTGAAATAGTAAATTACATCAAAATTGTTATTTATCATTTCAGCCTGCCTTTCTAGCGGAGCACCGCATTTAATTTTTCTGGGTTGACTATGTATGTGTAGGTCATATTATTTACCTCGTCTTTGCAATTGCAAATTTCGTGGTTCTTTGAACCATTCAATAACTAAATCCCTTGACCATTTTGTCCCTGATTTCCCGTAATTCATTTCAGCAAATTTCAAATGTTCTTTAAATGAAATAGCGAAGGTACTTTCATCCTTACATCCGATTAACTCCATTACTTGTTTTTGTGTAAGCGCAAGAGGATATTTTCCATCATTAGAGATATAGTCATGCATGGAATCTAAAACAATTCCTCTAACTGAATCTCTCAGCTTTTGAATCATTTCTTCAAACATGAGCTTTCCTTTCTAAGCAACATCTTGCTCAACTACTGGTAGATATCCAGCTTTTTTAAGCTTGCGGTATAAGAATTCTCTACCTTTTTGAGTCCAGCAAGTATTGATTCGTGTATGTTGCTTTTTGTCAGAACCAATATAATTAAATGTACGGCTCTTGATATACCCTTTACCTTGAAATTTTGAATAAAGAATCCATTGATTATTTTGCTTATATTGAATCCGTAGTTTATTCAAAATTTGATTAAACTTAACAGCACTGATTCCATAATCCTGAGCAATTTGTTTTACGATTAATTAATCTGGACTATCAAGAATCAAATCAAGATATCGAGTCTTTTCAGTTGCTTCAGCAAGGTCAAGACTGAGCTGACTATTTTCTTTTTCAAGTTCAAGACGTGCTTCTTGCTCGTCTTTGAGTTTAGTGGCAAGCTGAATAATGAAGTCTGGACTTGTTAAAGTTTTTTCAATGACTTCATTAGTCATATATGCTCCATGCTTGCGGATTGTTGGGAGAACTTCATGAGTAATCCAACGTTTGAATTGTCGAGCTTTTTCTTTGATTTCTTGATTTTTACCTTGTTTTGCTGCTCCGATAATCAAGTTATATAACCCAGATTCATTGACAACTACCATATTTCGCTTTTGACCTGAGGTCGTAATTTGCGACCCCAGCTTATCCTCGTCATCAACATGTTTCAACAATGCATCTTTTGTATTTGAGTAACCGAGTATTTCGGCTACATCTTTCCCGACAAACCAAGGTTCATCATCAATAAGTACTGTTCGTACTGGTAAATTGTTAAAATTAAAATTTTGTAATTCGTTCATGTTTTAGCCTTTCTAACTAGCTTTATACACATTTTGTGTAGTTTTGTCGAAAAAAATATCATTCAATGATCTTGGGCCAATGAATGGTTTCAGGTAGTTGCGGATCGCAAACATTTCTGTAGCTCTCCAATCATACTGACCTAATTCTTTACGTCTATACTGTTCTTCGCTCAAACCAATAGCTTTGGAGATTTGTTTTTGCGAGATTTTATAATCTTTTCGTAGAGCGATTAACTCTTTTTCTACTGCCATACTGGCTCCTTTCTTAATTGTAGTTTAAATTTAATGTTTCTGTTATTAACCTCGGTGCTATAATATCTTTAGAGTGAGCGCTACCTCTAATAGTTCTTACTCTAAAATATTATAGAAAGGAGGTATGAGTTTTATGTATAGAGATAAAATTGTCGAGATTCTATTAAAACATGGTGTGCCAGAACCTGAAAAAACTGCAAATGCCTTAGAAGAAATTTTTAATGAACTCTCTAAAGATTCTCATTTTGCTGAAAATGTAAATAAGAAAATCAAAAATATCGAATCAATCCATAATATGCTCAGCGGAAAACGCCCAATTATTTAATTAAAGGAGACGATATATGAAATTAAATCACGATTGTGTCCGTGAGGTTATACTTGATATTGAAAAAAATCAAAGTATGGGAAATTTTTATGGTAGTGAAAATGTTGGCGAACATTTGTCACAATATACAGATGAAGACATTATCTATAGTATTGATCAATTAGATCAAGCTGGCTTTATAGAAGTATCTTCTAATTATTCGATGGAATTGATTGGCTCTTATATGATTAAAGGTATAACATGGGAAGGGCATCAATTTTTAGATAATGTTAGAGATAATAAAATATGGTCACTTACAAAAAAATCGGCATCTAAAGTAGCTAGCGTATCATTGCCAGTAATGGCTCAATTAGCTATTGTGAACATCAAGAACACTCTCGGGCTTTAAGTCAATAGCTATTTTGATGTCAGCCGTCGGGAACATTCCGTCACTTATGGATATACTTTTAATGTTTTTTAGTTTAAAACCATCAAGGTAAAAAGAACCATCTGTCAGTGTAAGTAAATGATTATCATCAATTTGCATATACTATGTTTCCTTTCCGCCCCTCTGGGGCTTTTTATTTGCCAAACTTGCTACTTACGTCGCGGTGGATACGTCGTGTACCGTCATTTGAGCCCGTTCCGTCTGCCGTACTGAATGCTCCATGATTGTTCGCTTATTTGACTTTATGAGTTAATTATACTACACAATTTGTGTAAAGTCAACAAAAAAACAGTAATTACCAAAAAAAGTTTGCAAAACGTGTAATTTTCTTTTATAATACATATATAAAACTTCGAAAGGTTCGATATGGACGATAGAGAAATAAACAAATTTGTCGGAATGAAAATAAAAGAATTTCGCAAAAATAAAAAGTTGACCCAGCAAGACTTAGCTGATTTGGTCGGAGTGAAAAACAGCGCAATCTCTAATTATGAACAAGGAACTAGGATTCCTAAAAGAGATTTCTTATTCAGGGTTGCAAATGCCTTGGGCGTTTCAATAGACGAATTTTTTCCTATGCAAAGTGAAGAAACGTCTTCTACTCTATCTGAAATAAATAAAATAAGTTCACAACTCGAAGAATCAAGACAAAAAATAGTACTTGATACAGCTTCTTCTCAATTAAAAGAGCAAGAAGAACAGAAATCTAAAATTGTTTCTATTAAAAACGAACAAGAAAAATTTGACCTTGCAGATTTAGTGGATGATAATAAAGTTGATTGGGACAAGTGGGTTTCATTTGATGGCAGACCTCTAACTGATGAAGTAAAAGAAGCTATGAAAAAAGCTCTAGGAAAAGAGCTAGAAGACAAATAGGAGGTTTCTATGAGCAGACAGGAGCTTTTAGACTATCTCCTTGAAGAAATTGAAAAATGTGGATTCAAAATATGTGATATTAAATCTATGCCACTACCGGCAGTTGTTAATGTTGATGCTAGGGTAATGATTTATAATTCTGATGAAGCAACTCCTTTCGAAGTTGCTCATGAATTGATTCATATCATTAATAAAGATAACCATCGTGGAAAATATTTTGATGCAATCAATCCACAAGAAGTTAGAGCAAACCACGAAGCGATTCTTCTGCTTTGGGAAATATTTGAAGCCAATGGTGGAAGCTATGAATATTTCAATGGGTTTGTGAATACAACAGATGCACCTTTTGAATTAGCAGAGTCAATCATCAAAAATGAATATTTAGAGCTGCATGAAGCTATTACTGAAATATTTGAAGATGAAATAAAAGTTAGTATAAATAAGCAAGAAATGCATGATTATATCGTAGATTACATTAGTTATTTTGATGTAATTGAAGCTATTAATGTTTACCAATTTTTGGATCGTTATCATCTTAGTCATAATTTCTTTAATATGGCAGAAAAAGAATTCCAGCTATTATTGGGAACTATTTAAATAAAACTAACGAGCAATACCCAGATCCTCACTAAAATACAAGTTAAATAACGTGCACCATCACTAAACTGGTAGGAGTAAAATAAATGATAGATTTTAACAATGCTAGTTTCATTAAACTGAACCCCGTAGACAACAATGCTTTTACAAACCTTATCTCACCAATATTTGTAACCGGAGAATCAATTTTAGGAACTTACAAAGGAATTCGAGATGGCGTTGTTTTTACAACACACCGTATCATTGCAATTAATGTTCAAGGAATTACAGGAAAGAAAAAAGACTTTACTTCTCTTCCTTATTCAAAAATTCAAAGTTTCTCAATCGAAACTGCTGGAACTTTTGATCTGGATAGTGAACTTGAATTATGGTTCTCTGGTCTTGGAAAAGTTAAACTTGAATTCTCAACTCGTGCGAATGTATCAGAAATTGCAAAAATAATCTCAGAGAAAATTCTATAAAAAGTAAAATACGAGCAATGTCTTGATTCTCATAAAAAGCTAGACTAGGAACATAAACATTATGAAAAAAATAGCACTTATTGGAGTAACTATGCTTACTGCTATTTCATTAGCTGCATGTTCTCCGAGTAGTAATTCGGGTTCAAAGAATAGTGGCGAAAAAAGCACAACTGAATCAAGTAATAAACCTACGCTTGAAATCCCTGTGTCAGTTGTTGCAGACGGCTCAAAAACTGCTTCAATTACTGGTAAAACAACACCAAATACAAAGGTCCAAATTGGATATGGTATTATTGGTGACAAAGTGACTTCTGATAAAGAGGGCAATTTTACTCTAAAATATGAGATTGATGAAGCCAACGACCAAGATACAATTGAAGTAACTGCAAAAAATGATGGTGGTAAAACCACTAAAGAAATTACTATCAAACAGAACCCTGAAGTAATTAAGAAAAAAGAAGCCGATGCTAAAGCAAAGGCTGATGCTGAAGCTAAAGCTAAAGCTGATGAAGAAGCTAAGGCTAAAGCCGAAGCTGATGCTAAGGCAAAAGAAGCTGCTACTCCTATTGAATATAAAAATGCTCTAAAAAAAGCACAATCTTATTCCAATATGATGCATATGTCTAAAGCGGGAATATACGACCAACTAACCTCTGATATGGGAGAAGGATTTTCAGCTGAAGCTGCTCAATACGCAGTAGATAACCTAAATGCAGATTACAATAAAAATGCTTTAGAAAAGGCAAAGTCTTATCAATCTCAAATGGCAATGTCAAAAGATTCCATTTATGATCAGCTCACTTCATCTTATGGTGAAAAATTCACTGCTGAGGAAGCACAATATGCCGTAAATAACCTACCTGCATAAACAAAAAATCCGCCCAAACTTTGGATGGCGAGGGCGGATTTAAACTATAAAGTAGTACAAAAGCTTTTAATAAGCTTTTTACTATACCATTTTATCAGAAATGAGGTATAAAAAGCAACTTTGGAAATAAAAGCATATAAAAAGAAGAATGGTACTACTGCTTATAAATTCAAAGCATATCTAGGTAAAAAAAATGGTAAAAGCCAGTACGCTGAAAAAAGTGGCTTTAAAACCAAAGCTGATGCCCGAGCTGCTTTGCATAATATCCAAGAAGAAATTGACAATCCTACGCCAAAAAGTTCTATGACGTTTAAAGAACTTTATGATGAATGGCTATTGGTTTATGAAAAGGAAGTACAGAACAGTACTTACTACAAAACTACTAGAGCATTTGAAAAACATGTCTTACCCGTCATAGGAAGCACAAAACTATCAGATTTTACACCCATGGAGTTACAAAACTTTAGAAATGATTTATCTGAGAAGCTTAAATTCGCTCGTAAACTATTCGGAATGGTTCGCAAGGTATTTAATCACGCTGCTCTGCTAAGTTACATACAAGCTAATCCAGCGGCTCCTGTAACCTCTCAAGGTATTAAGAAAAAAGTTGAAGAAAAGAAAGATTTTTATGATACCGATGAATTAAGAGAGTTTATGGCTTTAGTAGAAAAAACGAATGATATTAAGAAAATAGCTTTATTTCGTATCCTTGCTTTTACTGGAATTCGTAAAGGTGAACTTCTCGCTCTTGAATGGAAAGATTATAGAAAATCAACTCTTGATATCAACAAGGCTATTTCTCATTCTCCTGTAGGATATGAAATACTTCCCCCTAAAGCTAGTTCAAACAGATTGTTAAGCCTTGATGAAAAAACTTGTAAAATCCTTGATGAATTGCACCAAACCTATCCTAAATCCACACGAATTTTTGAATCTGAAAATGGAGCGATGCTATCACCTTCAAAACCTAGAAAATGGCTTTTAGAGATAACCAAAGAAAAAGAAATTGAACCAATCAGAATTCATGCATTTAGACATACTCATGCAAGCTTACTTTTTGAATCAGGCATGAGTTTAAAACAAGTTCAATATCGCCTAGGGCATGCAGATTTAAAAACAACAATGAACATTTATACTCACATTACTAAATTTGCTAAAGATAAAATAGGGCAACAATTTTCCGATTATATTGATTTTTAA